ATATACTCAGCTTCACAAGGAACTAATTTAGTTAATGTTTCACCAAATGAGCCAGAACCTAAACCACCGGTTTCAGTACCAATCGCATTTTCATAGTAGAAAACTGTTGGTTTAGGATAGTCTTTTTGATTATGTACAATCTTGATTGAATATCCGTACATAATATCTTCTAAACTATCCGCTGAAATCATGCTTAAATTACGCTCTGCTACATAACCAGATTGTAAAGCAATTACATTAATTTCATCTGGTGTTTCATCACGTTTCTTAGCTCGGACTTGCCACATATTACCATGACCGTCGTCTTTACTATCCCAGCCACTTGTAATCGCCAAATCTCCATCTTGTAACTCAAGATAATTCTTCATGATTGCGACTGTATCGAATTGAAACGGTCTATCGTGGAATTGTGCTTGACGTAAGGTTTCTTGAATACTTTGAGCGATTTCTTGTAGCCTGGTGTAATTAACTTTAAGTCCTTTTTTCTCATCAAAGATTTCGTCATAAACTTCTTTGATAGCTTGTTTATACTCATCATATGCAGCTTGGAACTTAGCTTTTGCGTTATCTGATAGAGATTGCATTTGTTGTTCTGCTTCTTTTTCTTTATCAGTTGCTTGTTCAACTAACTTCTTAAATTCAGCTACTGCAATATTTGCGGTTTGTCCTACTGCAGCATAGAAAGTATCATCTAAAACTTTTAAAACCATATCAACCGTTGATACAGTATTACCGTTTGCGTCAATGAATTTAAAATAAGCTTGTTCCCATACACCATCACAATTAAAGGTGTTCTCATCAAAGTAGACTGTACAATGTCCATGCTGTAAATTGTCCGTCTTTTGGTCTGCTCTAAAATCTAAATAGTGCCTATGCGCTACTTGCTTTGGGTCCACACCACCAAACAACAACTTCATTCCACGTAAATCAACTGGATAACTGTTTGAAGTTACAAATAGCTTGATGTAGTCCTGGGTATCTCCAACACGTCCTTTAAACTTATTCGTAATATCTAGCACTTCATTTTGATATCTCAATAAGTCAAAATTAATATACTGATTATTTGCTACTGTCATTAATTCTCACCACCTTTCAAATATTGTTCACTAACATTATCTTGTTTAAACTTTGCTATTTTATCTAAAATAATTTGAAGTTGTTGATAATATCGATTGAAATTATCCTTGTCTAACTCCAACTTATTATCTAAATAAGCTTCATAAGATACTGTTACTACATTACCCAAATCATCATATTCTTGGTAAGAAGACTCGTTTAATAGGCTTGATAATTTATTCAAGATAATATTGATTAACCTTGTATTCTCGCAAATTTGGTTATACAAAAGTCTTGAAAAACTTGTATCTAGTTTCTGAATGATTAAAGTTAATCTAAAGTCATTATCCAAATACAAATCATCATTCAACCAACTTAAATGACTATTAATCTTGTTTTGAAAGTCCGTCATATTCTTCTGATATACACTTAGAAATTCATGTATATCACCGTTCCAACTAAGCACTAAATATCAACTCCTTAAATCTCTCACTTGGTTCTGCACTCATATCTACATTTCCAGTAATACCATTTACGCTACCCTTGCTTGTATATTGATGTAAATCATATGGATGTGTAGGTTTCAAACTATTAGCCAATGTTCCATCATTTTGTCCGTAACTTGGTATCCAGATTGCTCCAGGACGGGCTACATTCAGATTGAATTTATCGTATAAGTGATTAGCAATATACAGAACTATCTTATTATCTGGAACACCTAAAGTATTGAGTTGCGACATATAAGCCTCTACTCCAGCTCTCATTTGGGTAATATCTCCACTCATCTCAATGCTCTCAACATCAATTGCGTAAAAAATAGGCTGTTGCTTACCTGCGACAACCTTTTGAGTTCGATTATAAAAATCTCTAGCTTCTTGTTGAGCGTCTGATGTAGATGTAGCAGCAAAATATGCATATACTGCATACTTTCCGCCAGCTGAAATACATTGTTGCAAATTCTCCATGTACTTCAAATCTTGGTGAGCTGAGCCATGTTGAACTCTGATAATGCTTAAAGTAACATTATCAGCTATCACGCTAGGCCAATCAATTACACCTTGCCATTCTGAGACATCAATAATCTTGCCAATGTGTTGTGGTTTAGGTGTATCTGGATTTGTTGGAGTATTGTTGTTGAGTTTATCGTCAATGTATTCTTTTAATTTGCCTTCCAATTCATTTTGGATACTAGGTAATACAATTCCTTTTTGAAATTTAGAAATTTGATTTTTTAAAGTCTCACCTAATTTCTTGTTCCTCTCAAATGCTTTCTGATTTCTAACTTGCCACTCAACTGGATCAAATCTCTTATTACCAAACGTAACAGTATCTGCCTGCTTATTTTGTGGATACCAAGTATATGAGTTAATTCTTACTTCAACATCAATTCCAAATCTATCTCTTAGCCAACCGTAATTACCTACTTTAATATCATTATTAAATTTAACTGAATTATACTTGAAGTTAGCATAATCTAAAGTATATTCAATATCTGGATAATCATGGATACTTGCTTTTAATTTATTAAGTAAAGTATTCTCATCAGTTATATTATCATCAGTAATTGGTTCAGCTTCTACTTTGGGCCAATGTGCTTTTTCAACCAATGGAGACACATATTCAGAGTGTATCTCATATTCAGTAGGCTTATCTTCTTCAACTGTTTCTGTTGGTTGTTCAACATTACTTTCAGAATTGTTATTCGCTATACCATTTCTAATAATTTCCTGTGGATTAAGCCATGTTCCATCATTGGTAAATGATTTTCCTACAGCAGTATTAAAATCAACTTTAGTAATTCCTATGTGGAGATGATCTGTATTGCGATAACCAATCACATCTCCTGTTTTTACTACATCACCAACGTTTACTCTTATGTTGGACATGTTGGAAAAAGCTTCCTGGTAAACTATGTTGTATCCATCATCCGAATGTATAACAACATAGTTACCCAAACCACCCATATAGGACTTGATAATTACTTTTCCACTATGAATAGCATGAACAGCACTACCTGGATGATCTACAGAACCAAAATCTAATCCATCATGAAATGAATTAGGTCTAAATCCACCATCATAGCCAAATCTTTGCCCTAAACTAAAAGATCCTTCCCCTACACTAGGGAAAGGCCAACCCCAAGAACCGCCAGAACTAGAACTACCGCTCGTTTCATCTGTTGTCTCTTGAACTATTGGCTTAGCTTGCCCTTTGATGTACGTTGTTATTGTTGAATAATCTTCGTTATAACTTATCTTTGAAACATTGGCATTGTCTATAAATAGAAAAGACTCTTTTGTTCCTAGTTTCTTTTGAATGTGGATCGTATAGTTATCAAAATAGAATTCAAATCCAAAATCACTTGCTAAATTCTGCATTAGCAAATCATCAGCATAACCACCACCAAAGCCTTCTGAGAAAGCATAATTATCAAAATTATCATGTAGTACATACTTTATTTGCGTATCCTTGATTAACAAATCTAAACATGCTTTTAAAGATTGAGTATTCTCTAATCTCTCATCTACATATTTGTTGTGCAAGTCTTTAGCAATATGAATAGCTGTTACTGAATACTGTTTGTATTTCCCTAGAGATACAGGATTATTAGTAACTATTCTATATCTCTGCTTGTTTTCTGGTACTTCAATAATTGTAAAAGGTATCATCATCTGAGCTGCAACTTCATTTTCTGGAGTTTCAACAAATGTAAATGATAATGTTGGATATTGTCCTAATGTATCTGTAATTTGTACATTATCAGCTTTAAAAGCTGTTTGATCTCCATTGATGTTTTGAACAAATAACATTTTCTACACCCCTTAATAATAAAATCTAGTATCAAATTTTATGTTGAAATCTGAACTTCCTTCAATTCTCAAATGATTTTTACCAACTGCAAAATCTAAATAAGCATGGTTACATCTGCCATAAGCTTGTGATCCATTAATAATAGGAACAAGCCCCACAATCTCTAAAGTGTCATTCTTACTCAAACTTCCACTGATAGAGTAACTTTGATTAGTTGTAGTATTGGTTATCTTTAAATTGTTTGCATTTCCTTTAAAAATAATTCTGACTGGTCTTTCATCAGCTTTTAAAGGAATGATACCCAAATTTATAAAATCAAATTCAGTTTGATTGTTAAACTCATACTCTAACTTTTTCTTGCTAGGTATCTCTAATCCAAAGCCCCACAATCCACTTGTAGCATTCATAGGTGTTAGTGTAGTCGCTATAGTCTCAGCATATGATTCAGTACATTCTAAATTAATCTGTACATCTGACGCTCTCCAAAATGAGTTGTTTTGTGCAGGAGTAAAAGTATCAGCAACAACTTTCCATCTAAGAAATGGCATTCGCATTGTTTGAATATAAAACTCTTCATTTGAAGTTAAAATTCTTCTTAATTTTAACTTCTGCAACTCAAAATCATTGGTATCGTTAGCGGTAATATCCAAAACTAATGAGATTGTAGTTTGTTGAACTACCCTATCTACTAATAAATTATGATAAGTACTCATTGACTGGAATGTGTACTGGAAATTAGGATATGGAACATCAAATTTCTTAACATGAAAACCTAATGCATTTAAATCATAAGTTGTTCCATCAAGTTTAGTTATCACAACTGTACTTGTCATTAAATAGCACCTCCATATCCATTAACAATAATTCTTCTAGCTCTAATTGCTTCTAACTTAGAGTAAGTAGCGTTAGCAATTGTATTTGAGTCCATTACAACATCTATCTTCAAATCTCCACTTAAATCCAGCTTACTTTCTCTGCTGATGTGGTTATTTGAAATATTACTAATATTGGTAGATGGAGCAATCATTGAACCATCATATCTACCAGCTTGAATAATACGATTTAACTTAGCGCTCATACCATTAGGATTTTTGGCAGCTCTGGCTTTAATAGCTTCTACGATATGATTATCAGCAGTACTTCTTGCAGGATTAATAGCAATTTCTGGCTCTCCGTCAATTTCACCAAAGATAGATGGTTTGTCAGCCCACCCACCGTTAGCGTATCTTCTGCCACCTGATGGACCCCAACCACCTAGAGTAAGATCTCTTCTCCAAGTCGTATCATTAAACATTGCTAGAAGTTGGTCGAATGGTTTCCAAATATCATGATGTCCTGGCATTGCATAATGTAAGAAAGTGCCATCTATAAATTGAAGAATACCTTTTGAAGGATGACCTGCTTGAGCATTGCTATCCCAGAGATTAATAGCTCTGGCATTTCCACCAGATTCATGTTGGATAACATTTAAGATGTGAGCAATGTCTCCAGCACTGACACTTACATGCATTTTAGATGCAGCCCTTTTGATTAAAGATTCACTAACAGGACCATCTCCACCAATTTCATCTAGCTTATCTTTTAATTTTGTAAGTAAATTCTTGAACCAAGTTTCTCCCCAATGAGGAATTTTCTTAGCTCCTGAATCTCCAAAATCGTGCCAAAATGATTTAGCGGTATTAGTTCCAGCTGAGTATATCTTTAGTAAAGTTCCTAGTGGATCACTTAGTGCATCTGTAATAGCATCTATCTTATCGTCAATCATATCTTCCAATTTACTGATTTTTGAAGATGCATAATTCCAGGCTTTACCGAACCAATTACCAAAGCCACCTTCAAATCTAGGTATACCAAACATTTCAGCTGTTTCTTTAGCTGGCATAACTGCATCACCAGGATGTAACATAGTTAATACATTACGTCCTTCTGGTATTTCAACTTTGCCATTTTGTCTAAAGATTGCCTCTCTATGTAGTGGTCCTTCTTGGTCATTTACCATTGCTAACATTGGTCTAGCTACTGGACCAGAACTACCTTGTTTGAACTTAGGAACTGAAATCTTAGCCCCAAAAAAACCAGCTACTTTCTCTAAACCATTAGCACCTGTATTCCAAAAATCACCAATAGCTTTTACACCATCATGAACTATACTTTTAACACTATCCCAAATATCAGATACTTTCTGTTTGATTCCGTCCCAAATACTATTCCACTTAGATTTAATAGCGTCTAAAGCCCCTGAAATAGTATCTTTAATATCATCAAACTTACTCTTAATAGCTTTCCAAACTCCACTTAAAATATCTGAAATCTTGTCTAAAATGCTATTCCAAATACGCTTAGTTGCTTTTAAGACATCATTCCAAGCATCACTAACAGTATCAACAATCTTACTAAAATTTTTGCTTAATGGTTTCCAAATAGCTTCAGCAATATTAACTACAACATTTTTAACACTATTCCAGGCCTTGCTAGTTATTTGTGTCAATCCATTCCAAGCTTTACTTACAACTTTTACAACAGCATTTATTCCTTTAGATACAACTTTACTCAAGCTGTTCCATGCTTTAGAGACTGTTTTAGCTATCCCATTCCATACCTTACTTGTAGTTTTAGCAATAGGATTCCAAGCTTTTTCAATATTCTTTTTAAGACTGTTGACTACTCTCATGACTGGCTTTTCTATTTTTTGCCAGACTTTTATAATTGCAGCAGTTAACAAAACAAATGGAGCAAGTGCTATAGTGCCTATGATTTTGGCTTCTCGCTTGATTTCTTTTCCCAAAGCGTCAAATACTTTTACAACAGGTTTCTTAATTTTATTGAAAATTTTACTTATTCCACCAATAGCTTTCCCGAACACACTAGAAATTGATTTACCAATATCAGCCACTTTTTTGGTTATACCTGTTTTTAGCTCATCAAATACCTTACCTGTATCTTTCTTGATTTTGGCAAAGTTCTTACCAATTGAACCACCGCCTTTAGCTCCAAGCATTCCACCAACAGTAGAACCAATAAAACTACCAACACCAGCACCTACAGCAGTACCAGCACCAGGAACAATAGAACCAATTGCTCCACCAATCCAAGCTCCAGCAACACCACCGGCAGCAGTCCCACCAGTAGCTCCAACAGCTCTACCAATTTTTTCATTTTTATTGTTCTTGTTGATACCGATTAATTCAGTACCACCAGCAATTAGAGAACCAACTACAGGAATTCTAGATGCTGTTCTTGCAATAATACCTTTTTCAGCAGTTCTTACTGCTGTTCGTTGACCTACTTGTGCTGCAGTTCTAGCACCATTGGCTATTGTCCTTGGTCCAACTTTCTCAACAGTAGACTTAGTAACTGCCTCAGCTACTTCTTGGCCACCACGCTGAATACCAAATAATTTATCAGCACCTACACCAATTAATCTACCTACTTTACTTGCACCAGTGGCTTTTACTCCACCTTCTGCAACTTCTTCAGCAGTAGTAGCTAATTTACCACCTTTAGCACCTACTCCTATACCCCTGGCCAGTCCACTTAATCCACCTAATCCTATAATATCTTTTAGAATTTTATAGTAACTTGTTAAAGCTGTCACCATATCCCAGGCTTTTTTTGCAACAAATAAGCCTAACATGACTTTGATAAAAGCTCTTAAATCTTCCTTATGCTCTATTATTTTTACTAAAATACCATTTATTTCTGATAAAACATCTTGAGCATCATTACCTTTATCATGTGTTACTCCTAAAGCATCAGCTATACTACTAATAATATCTTTAAAGGTATCCCATACCGTTTCACCAATAATAGTAGCAATTTGCTTTAAATTTCCTAATATTGCAATAATCTCGCCTTTATTGTCGTGAATAAAACTAATTACTGACATAACACCAGATAATACAGCAGAAAAAGCATCACTCAATGTTTTGGCATATACTTTCATCATGTCATCTGAAAGCAAATCCCTAATATTTTCTAAATTTTTCTTACTCAAATTAAAAGAGGTTTGAGTTACTTCTCCCCAAAGAGTTTGCCATCTAGACTTTATAAACATTGACATACCTTGAAATGATGTCATAGCTTCTTCAGTACCAGATTTATACTTTTTGCCTAGAAAATCAATTGCTTTAGTAAATTCATCAGCAGTTAATTTCCCTTGAGCTGATAAATCTAGTAATTGTTTCATCGATTTACCAGTTGCTTCTTGAATGGCTTCACCAAACATAGGGAATCGATTGATCATTACATTTAAGTCTTCTGAACTAGCTTTACCACCAGCTTCAATTTTTGCAAACATTTCAGATGCTTCAGCTAATTGTTCGTTGGTCATATGCATTGTAGATCCCAACGCAATAAATGAGTTGGTCCATGATTTAGTTTCTTCAACATTAGAATGTACATGATAAAATGATTGAGCCATTTTGTTAATAGTATCAGCTGCATATATAGAATGTTGTGACATATCATTGATAAAATTAATTAAATGTTGTCCGTCTTTAGGAGCTTGTGTAGTTAAGGCAGTCCATACTGTTCGCATAGTATCCTGCTCTTTGTTATATTCCATACCAGCTTTTGTTGCTTCAATTAATCCACTCTTAATCGCTTGGATACCAGAAACAGCCAAGCCACCTACAAAAGTGCCTGTCATAATATCTTTTAGTTTATTAAAACTGGTACTCGTTTCATTTGCTTCTTTTCTTAGAGAATGGAGTACTGTTGACGCATTATCATTTAATTTAACTTGTGTTACTAATTTAGCTGGAACTTTTTTCAACAATTCTTCATAATTAATAACTTCGCCTTTTTGTGCTTTAGTCAGTAATTCTGTTCTGACTTGCTTAGGGAGCTTTTTTAGTAATTTATCAAAATTATCTATTCCTTGTTCTTTTGCATCTGCTGTTATTTTGGTAATAATTTCTTTAGGTACTTTACGTAAATTAGTTTCAACTTCTTCAGCCTTACGTCTTAAAGGTTTATCATCAGCATCAAATTTTGACTTAATAGGATCTTTAAATTCTTTTTCAATGTCATCATGGGTTTGTTTAGCTTTGGTCTTAGATTTATCTAAATTATCAGACAAATCCTTTTCCAACTTATTTCCTGAATCTTTACCGACATTTTTTACAATATCATCAATTTCTTTAGTATCAGAAATGAATTTATCTTTGCCACCTAAAACAACATCAATATTAACTGTACTATCTGCTGCCATTGATTAACCTCCTTTCTAAGACTGAGCTAAAGCTTTCAATGAATCTGCAAAACTGGCCACTTTTGTCTCTTGTGCTTCAACTGTTTTATTTTCATCAAGTTCATAATAATTTTGCGCTTCTATTGCACTTGTCAATTCTTTACCTTGTAAATCACTGACATCTTTTCTACGTATATCTAAGATTTTTCTAAAATAAGTATTCTCATCTAAGCCATCAAATAAAGCTTTAAATACGTCCCAGTGCATCTTCCCTTGTTCTACAATTAAATCAATATTGTATTGTTGCTTAAAGCTTGCATAGATTGCACCTGCGTCTTGCGTATAAGAGAATAATTTTTGAGTATTTACTTCACTTGAAACTACATCACTTTCAACAGGATCATTACCATAAGCAGACTTAGATATATAGCTTGTAATTTCATCAATTGCTTTCATAGCAAATTCAGCGTCTTTAGGTTTAAAACCAAAAAACATTTCAAATGCAATTACAATCTTCTCTGCATCTTGGAAAGTATCATCTTCAAGCAAGTTATACATTCTAATCACGTTGTCAAAGCTCAAATCTATTTGATACTCTTTGCCTTGATACGTGTATGAACTTTTTAATGGTTCAGTCAGAGATAACATGACTAACCACGTCTTTTCTTAGTATATTTTTCTACACGTCTTTCTTTACGATTTTTATTAGTCTTTAATTTATCATTCAAAACATCATCAATTGCAGCAATAATTTTACTGATTGCTCTAGTTGATTGATTGTAGTAATCGTAAATTCGTTTACCTTCGCCAGTACCAAAAATTCTATCCATAGCCTTAAAGATGTCTTCACGTCCATCATGCATAGTATCAACTACTAACTTCTTACGTTCTTCTAGTGACATTTCTTTAAATTTTTCTTCTGGCATATCAGTCAAATCTTCAATTCGTTTGCTTAATTCAAGTTGAACATCTGAGATTTTAACGGATAATTCATCATTTAAAACTAAAGAATATTTCTTTTCAGCTACTGTAACATCTACTTTAGTATCTAGGTTTAATCGTTCATCTAAATTAATACTTGGCATTTTATTTCCTCCAATCGTCTCACACTGCTCGTCTCTGTTGCATCATTTAAATTTAAGCTGTTAGTCCTGTTGTTCCACTTTGTTCCTTCTTAGCGTCTTCTGCACTAACATATTTAGGTTTTCCGTTAAATACAGGAACTACACTAAATGTTTGCTTAGCACCAGGAGCGCCACCTGTTGCTTGAATGTTGGTTAATGTAACCACACCAACAATATAAGATCCATCTGGATATGTGAATTTAAATAGAGTCTTTAAAGCATCTCCAATTTCTAATTGCTTACTTGCAATATAATCTTGAGCAGGATCTCCATTTAAACGGTGGCCAGCAATCGTGAATTGATAACGCTTGGATGTTACATCAGATGTACCAAAGCCTTCTCCGTCATAATATTCATCATTTGTTGTTGTATCGTTTTCTGCTGGTGTTACGTTGTTAATACCTGCAGCTAATCGAGCCCATTTAGCACTCTCTAAAGCAGACATATTCTTATTGCCTGCAGTATCAATTTCCATTTTTACTTTATGATTAAGAATAAAAGAACCAATTTTTTCTGGTGCTTCTGCCATGATTAATCACTCTCCTTATAAGTATCGACTGTGACTTTGAAATCAAATAAATAAACAACATTACCCTCAGTATCTGCTGACACTATATGTGGGAATGTTGTTACTTCTAATTTATTAAAACTAAAACTATCATTCTGACTAACCAAATTAAAATCATATTCTGAAATATACTTCGATATATTCCACAACGTTTGATTAATCAGTTCTTCATCATTACTACGCATTGCAATTTCAAAGATAAATTCTTCTGTTCGATTGCCTGCATAATCTTCATCAATAACTGTTGATGGCAAGTCATATATACGTAATTCCGGACTTGTTTTATTAGTCATATACGACTGATACAATTTAACTGGCAAATCTACATTATCGTTAATGCAGTCTGTCAATCTATCCTTTAGGTCCATGATATTCAACTACCTTTCCATCAAGTAAGCCTTGTTTAAATACCCTAACCCAATTATTAGAATATAAGCTCTTTGCTTTTAAGTCCCATCTAGATGTTGCTTGCAGATGTTCACTTGTTGTCCAGTGAGTAATTGGATGATCGTTAATAAATCCATAAAATTGAGCTTTGGCATAAGGTGTTGTATAGGTAACATGGTTATCTTGCACATGGACTGACCTTGATAAATTACCTTGCTTAAATGGCACGAACTTATCCATATCCATTGCCATTTGATTAGTGAAATTATAAAGTCCACGATTTAAAGCTTTCTCAGAAAAACGATCAAAACCTTTACCATGAACTGATACCACTATTGCCATTACAACACCTCCAATTCATAAGAATAAACATCATTACTGTAAGACTCACGATTATCTACAATATTAGTAATTGTGTATTCCTTACCTTCAAAGATTAACTTATTTCCAACGCTATCCCTATCTAATCTAGGTAACGGATTAGAAATTTTGGCAAACAAAAAGACAATAGCATTAGCCGTAATTTTACGATTATTGCTATCGCCTGAATAGATTGTTTGTGGTTGTACAAGTACATTTTTTACCTCAACTTCTTCTGTTTTTTGCTTACCATATTTATCCAATTCACCTACTGGAATCTTTAAAGTAACACTTTGATTACATAATCTTCTATCAATTCTAGGTATCATCTGTGTACACCTCGATATAACAAACCATATCTTCCTAATAGATTATATGCTTCTGTACATAAACCATTCTTCATAGTTGCTCCTACATTGCCAGCAGGACTTAAAGATAATCTACCTACTGTGATACTGGTAAATTCATTTTGAGCTAAATCATAACTCTTATTAATACCAGTTGCATGCATAAAATCTACTTGCTCACAAATAGCCATTTTAAACGTTTCTACGCGTCTTTTTGACTTATCGGCTAATATATCATGAACCTTATAAAAATCATTTGTGGCTAAATCTATGATACGTTCTGCACCTTTTATAAGGTTATTAAATACATCTTCATCTAGCCTATAACCAAGCTCAACATATTCATCATAAGTTAGATAAGCCATTTACATCACCTTACTGACCCCTACCTGTTGTAGCTGTTTCAGCTGCAACATAAATAGATTTCTTAGCATTTTCAAATACTAATGCGTCATAGTAGGATAATCCTTTAATTGTCCAACGATAACCAGCACGGTCATTATCTGGAGAGATTACATCCACTCTATCGTATTTAACAATTGGAGCAATCGCAAACGTTGGAACAGCTAAGAAGTTCACAGTATCAGGAATTGTTAAACCTTGAATACGATCTTTAGCAACTGTTAAGATTGGTGTTCCACCGTCTAATTGAGCAACACGACGATTAATTCCGTTAATTTGTTGTTGGTTAACAGAGAATGTCTTAGATACACCATCAGCGTTCTTTAATGCTTTGTAGTACTTAGTAGAAACAAACATTAACCAGCCACCAGGAATTTGATTATCAATCATGTAGGATTCTACTTCATCATATGCTGCTAAAGCATTCTTAGAATCAATTGTATCTGTTACTAACTTACCACCAGACTTAGCTGTGTCATAAATTTTTTGAGCTAGGAATTTATCACGGTGTGGAATTGTAATACGCTGGTTATGTTCACGAACAACATTAGCTACTGTGTAAGCTCCGTTTTCGGACATATCCAATTGATCTAGGTCATACCCAATCCAATCTTCTTGTGTTAATTCAAGAGTTTCTTTTGTAACATTAACATTGTTACGTGCATTGTCTTGGTTACGTTTATATTTTGCTGCATCTGCAAAACCGTCCATCTTGTTAATGCGAACTGTCTTAACTCCTGTAAAGTCTGCAGCTGTGATAGACTTAGCACCGCCTTGTAATGGTTGCCAGAGTTGAGAATCTGCTCCAAACTCTTCATCAATCTTTAATAAATCTTTTTGATCTAATACTACTACCATTTTGTTTCATATCCTTTCTAAATTGATTTCATACGTGCTGCAATGCTAGAAACTACTGGATCAACTTTACCGTCAGCTCCATTTTCACCATTATTAAACTTACCGCCAATGTTAATCTTTGGTTCTGGTTTGCCTTCCTCAAATAAGTAACTATCACTCTTTTGAATGGCTTTAATTTGATCATCTAATCCTTTCAAATTATCTCCATCAACAGTTACTTTTTCAGTGTCAATGAATGGTAAAACTGCTTTTACGTTCTTAGCCCTTGCTTCACGTAATGCTGTTTCGATTCTAAAGTTCTTAGTTTGAGTGGCTAACTTATTTTGCCAATCTTCATTGGCTTTTTGATTATCTGCTTGTAGTTGTTTGATTTTCTCGTTTAAATCATCAACGTTTTTAGAATTCTTTTGTAAATCGACTAACTGTTGATCTCGTTCATCAAGTTGTGACTTCAATCCGTCACGTTCGCTAGTTAATCCATTTACTTTTTCTTGTAAGCTAGTAATATCCTTACCATGAGCAGACATTACACCTTCAATTTGTTCATCACTCAAGCCTAATTTCTTTAAATCTTCACGTTTCATGTCAATCTCTCCTATCGTTTTTATTTTACGTGGAACGCTCCACGCTGATTGATTGCATACAAAAAAAAGCAGTTTTACGACTTACTCAGGTCGGAAATGTTAAATAATTTTTATATGTTTTATTTCACTTTCTGATATTGCTAAACCTGTTTCAAAACCCGGATCAGGCACTTCTACATCTAACCACCATTGATCATCATCTGAATCAGCAGGAGACTCAATTCCTACTACATAGCCTATCCATTTTCTACCATCAATATCTATTATTTCAACATTTTTCCCCCAAAATTTTTTATACATGAGTATCATCTCCTTTAGGAATATGAGGAACAATATGCGTACGTTTTTTTGAATGATGAATTTTAATCCATTCTGCTTCTTTACCTGTATTATAATCTACGCCTATTTTGTGATCAACTTTTACAACTTCTTTTGTAGTCCATTCACCTTTTCTAGTTTTTTCAAGTTTTCCTTTACCAGCATACTTATCTAATAATTCTTGTGGATCTTCGTTATCATATAAATAACTCTTACCTTCTAATTTTGTAGATTCCATATGTGGTGCTTGTTTTTCTGGATTAATCTTAGTTCCCCATTGACCACTCTTTATTTTAGCTTCTACATGCTTTTGAGACTCTGTTTTATCACTTTGATCAAGCTTTTTCTTTTTATAAGTTACTTGCTCTCTAGCATAATCTCTAGTCAAAATATCATGCTTTTTACCATACATTTTATTAGTTTCTTTAATGTACTCTCTTAACTTCTTTTGACGTGCTGAAATTAGTGTCTTAGTACGAGTTATCATCTGCTCGTCTTCTAATTCTTCAGCAATTTTCAAGCGTTTCTTAGCGTCTCTGATTGAGCGTTCATAGTAACGTTGCTTTTGACGTAAATTACCATTCCTAATTGCTTCTTTAGGATTATACTGGGTCATGTTATTCACATTGACGCCTGGAGTAAATGGAAATAATTTGTGTCTGCAGTTAATTCCTAATGTTCCAGCAGGTTCACCGTAACCATGATTATAGATTGAATCGTACTTGTCATTGTAATTAGGATCATCAGTTGGAACTATATTGACTACCTTACCTTGAATATAAGCACACGCTTCACGACTGTTAGGGTGGCTAGACATCAGACATAACACTTGGCCAAACTCTTGCATTCGTTTAGTTCGTAAATCATTGTAAGTCCTATTAGATGTTGTCGTAAGTACCATACGTGTATAACCTTCAAGAGACCATGCACGTCCAGACTTATCTCTCATAACTTCGATACCTTTATCTAATTGTTGGTAAATAGCGTCCTTGACTGCTCTATCATGAGTTTTAAGTCCAGTTACAGTTTCAATTGTTGAGCGTTTCAAAATTTCCTGATACGTTCGCATAACAGGATTAACACCATAATTGCGACTAAGCAGAGTTTGATTAATCGTATTATTTAAGGTATCTGTTGTTTGTCTAACCATTGAATCAAGCATGTTAAAACTCTCATTACTGATTGGCTGACTAACTTGGCCACTGTACTTCAATTCTTGACTGACTTCATCTAATATCTCATATCCATCTTGTTTTAAGATTGTTTCAATTTCATTGGGTGAGATACCGTCAAAGTCTGCCATTAAATTAATTACTCTCTTGGTTAATGCTCCCATTTGTGACAATTGTTGTGCTTGCCACTGAACAACATTATCTTGTGTCACATCTTCATAGTGCCCACGTTGCAACACTTTGATAATCTCAGAAAATATCTTATCTTCTAAATTAGAATAGAGATTAGCAATGTTATTTGTGTCTTGGTCTAGTTTCTGTTTTGAATCCATAGACTACACCTCGTTGCTATCTCCATCTATTGGCTCTTGAAATGAACCTTGAGAAAAGTCTGGTTGTTCATTAGTAACTTGAGCTAACCACTTTTGAGCATCCTCTTCACTCAAACCAAAATTACGCTTTAAGTATTCAAGCTTTGGCATAATTCCAGCAGCAACTAATTGCATTTCATCAGCTCGTTGTTTATCTTTATCAATAAACACACCATCATCAAAATGTACAGACAATTCAACATCTTCTACATTACCAGTCCATCTAGGCTTACCATCAGAAAAGAACTGTCCCACACTAGCTACTTCTAGAATTGCATTAACTAATTGATTTAAAAACAACTCTACTTGAGTTAAGTAACTAGAACGTGTTTGATAGGTTGCAGAATTTTCACTGACAACTTCAGTAGCTGTTTTAACTCCTTGACCATCATAAGAGAATGTACCAGAACTAAAACCAAGCTGTTGCTCAAACTCACGTAAGAAGTAATCAATTGACTCTTTAAACTGAGTTGAACGAATATCAGAAGTTAAGTCAGTTACACTCAACTTATCTGTATCTCCATACATTCCTTGATAAACATCTTCGTCCTTATCAAACAAGACCGGATGAGCGTCGTCTACTTCATTTCCATACAGATTGCCAGTAGGTTTCAACATTTCAGCAGGAACTGCAATTCTACGTTTTCCCATTCTAACTTCATGTACAAACATATCATGAGTTCGATTGATAGCATCTATTACATTCCTAGAATTATCTACAATACCAACACCAAGTGGACTATCTAAGTTCTTATTATTAGCCCCTGGTGTTCTGAAATATGCAAATAATGGTTTAGTAATAACATCCGTAAAGGTTAATTCTGGTGCTAAATTAGGATATAAAGTTTCAAGTGCTACTTGTTCTCCAATTACATCTGATTGATAAGAACGGTATAACTCATTTGTTATGTGATAAGTTTTAGCATCATCCCACTCGTGGAATTCAAGCAACGTATAATAAACATTTCTGTCATTCTCAGTTCTAACTGTTCGACTTGCAAAAGCACATTCAGAAATATCATCAGTGTTGTTACGTAATGGATAGAATTGGTCTGCATTAGCCCAAGCTATTCTAATAACATCATTATCATCAACATAAGGTCTAGCAGCTAAACCACCTAAAGAAATAGCAGTTTCTAAGCGTTGCTCAAATCTCATATTGAACTTATTATCTTGAATTACTTCATTGACGAACTCATTTGTTACTTCATCTTCTAATGATAAGGAACATTGTTCATTAAAGATAATTGACGCTAATTTCTTAGATGCTAACTTAGTCACATTTAGAGAACTCAACGGACGTTGTCTATACTCACCGTATGAATTACGATACTTAACTTTTGGTAAATCATCTTTGTAATACAACTTGGCCAACTTTATTCGTTCGTATTCCATTGGATCAATCGAAACTCTATCATCATCAGTAATATTAGTTAAACTCTTTACCATTCCTAACTTGGCACCTCCTTTCCTGAACCAATCTTTTATTTGTTGAATTAATGGCATCACTCCACCACCTTAATATCTCAGACCTAGCAAGCGTTCATTATCTCGCACAAAGTACTGAAATTGGTCGCATGTATGGTCTTCTTCTTTGATAACTTTAGGATCATCACTATTTAAAGTTTTCTCATCCCATCTGTAATTTCTATGCTCTTCAATAAAGATTTTATTTGACTCAGTATCTAGATAATAAAAACGACCCTGAGCAACTATATTTTGCACACGGTCTATCATGTCTACTTTTTTTAATTTTGCTACCTTATGAAGATGTACCCCATAATCATTGTAAAACTGATTATCTAAAGCACCTTCAGCAGAATCTATTGTTAATTTAGTTGCCGGCTTTTTGAATTTTTTGGCCAACTTATTGATGAATGAATACAAGTCCTTAGATAACTCACTAGGTGGCTTTTTATGAGCCTTGCCTTGTGGACTGTAATAGTAAGTATCCAATAAAATTACATTATCTTTTCTAGTCAATCCATAAGCACCAAATGTAGTAGCAGATACTTCATGGCCAGAGTCAATAGCACAGAACCAATTTGTAATATAATCATCACTTGGCAACTCCTTTAACGCTTTGAAATTATCCATGTTGTAAATGTTAGTACCAAGTCCAATGACTTCACCCAGATACAACCAACGGTAATAGTCATAATCATTATTTTTATAACTCTCAATCAGTTTTAATTGCTGCTCTGTTGTGAATCCTAATTCATCATCTAAGTAAGTACTCGTATCAACAAAATATTCTGGATCTTCTTCTCTAGCAGTTACCCAGTCATTTATCCACTCATAAGGATTACGTGGTGGATTGTATGAGAAATAAACTTTTACATCATCAACATAATCTGGCTTTTGTCTAATAAAAGAAGGTATAGATTGATCAAACACATCTACACCTTTCATATTTGCTGCTTCTTCAAACCAGACAGCAATAATATTATCTACCTTGTTAGATTTAAGCTTATGTGGATTATCAGCACCATAGAAATAAAAAGTACTGCCAGTTAGCTTATGTGTAATTCTTAATGGTGACTTGTAATAATTGTACTCATCACTTAAATTAAGCATATCTAAAGCCCACATAATTTGACTGTAAACTGTATCATGTAAATCTGACTTATTGGCCAGAATACATACAACATTTACTTTCTTGTGCAACTGCGTCCACTTTTTAACTGATGTAACTAACTTTAAACTAATAACAGATGATTTAAATGAACCACGTCCACCTTTAGCAATGATATATGATTTTTTAGTAGTCCATAATTTGTAGAAGTGTGGATTAACCATATCAGTCATTCTAATAACCTTACTCATCTTCTGCATCTCCTATATCATCAACTAAAACGGTAGAATCATCTGCCTTATTTCTGCCAGTGAGTTCATCTGCTCTCCAGCGTGCAATATCTGCCTCTGCGTTTGCCTTACGTACCTTAGCTTTGTCTAACTCTGGTGTGCTACTATCAGTTAATCTACCAGCCAATTTCAAAATAGAAATAGCAGCTTGTAATCTAACCATTTCAGACTTGGCTGTTTTTACTAAAGCATAAATAGATTGCATTGCTTCTGAAACATACTTATCTTCAATAATCATAGTTTCATATTGTCTTCTAGCTTGTTGGAATAATTTATTTTCACGTTTCCACTTATAAATTAAGCTCTCTGAGCAGTGAAGTATTTCTGCAATTTCTTTGTTGGTATAAGTACCTTCATATAGCATAACAACGGCTTTTCTTTGCCTTTTAGTTAATTCAAAAAAAGGGCCTTTTTCTTCACTTTTCTTCACACCATATCACCCACCACCTTTTAATTTAATCTTGCTAACATCTCTACTGTACTTACGCTTACGTTTAACTGGATGTTTCTTATAATGTTTCTCTAACTCACGTAACATCCTTAATTCTTCATAAGTTTGTACCTTTCCGAAATCTATACTGTCTTTCATAATTTTCTCCAAAATAAAAAGCCAGCCTGGA